ACCATATTTCCTGTCGTGAAATCATAAGTCAGCGAATTGCCTGCTTCACGGCTGAAATCGATATCAAGACCGAGGCTTTCTCCACCTGAGTCATAGGCATAGAAATTACCTGTTCTCAGGACATCAAGTGCTTGCTTCCATCTGGTCATATTATGACCTTCGATATGGTCACCGACAATGCGGTCAATCATTCGAGCTACACGAGTAGCCTGTGCCTCTGTTGCTTCACCACCTGATATAATCTGGTCGAGAAGTTCCTCATCGATCGGGGTTTTTTCCGATGCAATCGGAGGAACGATTTTCTGACCTGAACCATTTACAAACCGTCTGATAACAGAAGGATTTGCGAGGTCACGGTATGCAACGCCATAAGGTGACGATACATATGTATCAAGCAGGAAACCTGCGCTTGTATCCTCATCGAGTTCAGGGAAAAGAAGCTTGTCAATTCCATTCTGTGCGATGAGTTTTCTTTCTTCATAAGATCGTTTAATCGACCTTGTAATCAGTTCAAGACCCATGTTTACGCCTCCTTAATGTAAAAGCCTTCACGTGCGAAAGCCATTATCTGCTGTACGGTCAAGGTCAGTGCACCACCAGAAGCATCAACAATACCGCCTTTATAAATATCCCCACCAACAAGACAGTTTGCATATCCTGCTGAGGAATAAACCTTTTCGTCAACACCATTGTAGATAGCACCAATAGGCCCATCTGCAAGAGCAACCATAGTTCCGGTAGTGGGAACTGCGAGAGTGAACTCATCGCCTGCTAAAAATGCGACTGCTCCGTCAGTGACAGTGAACGTAAGCCCTGCAGCTTTTACAATAGCTGCACCTCCATCGGTGAGTGCGATGCCTTCGACAACTTTAATGCCGTTCGGATCGTACAGGTCTGCGACAAGTGCAGCGGTCATTTTAAGCGTCCAATCACCGGCCATTGCTTTGATGTTTGCGCTTGCTACTGTTACCGTTCCATCTCCGGTATTGGTTGCGCCGTCAGTGACAGTAATAGCTGCTTTGTACTCAAGCAACATACCGACATAATACGTATCGGCTGCTACAGGAAGCACTCTTCCACTGATAGGGCCTGCAATCAGGTTCCGACCAGTTCCGTAATTCGTTGTTTCTCTGCTGGACATTACTTATCCTCCTTCTTGGCGTAGATCTTATCAAACACCTGATCTACCTTTGAGACGTTTTTCTGTTTGACCTCATCCTCTTCGGTCTTTTCAGGAACAATTTCAGTTTTCGTGTTGAATTCGCCAAGGTTCTGAGGATTCCCGGCATTTTTCTTCTTCTGTTCCTCCATCTCCATGAGTGCGTACTGTTCGGGAGTCTTTCCCTTCTCGATACACTCAAGTGCGTTCTTGTTAAGCGTCCCACCTGATAGCTCAACAATTTTTTTCATGTTCGCACGTTCGGCGGTGATCTGTTCATTCACCTGCTTCTGTACTGCGTCCTTAACCGCTTCGGCCTTAGCTGAATCTATGAGGGCTTCCTGCTCAGCTTTAGCCTCCGGGTTCTTTTCAAGAAATTCTGATAGTTTCATATTCAGATTTTCCCCCTCGTTATTATTTCCTACATACGTAGGATTTTCTCTATTTGTGATATAGTTATAACTCAATGCAACATCTTCTGTTGTCATATCGTCAACAAGCCCGTTCTCTATTGCTTCACTTGCAATAAACACCCTACCTGAAAAAGTATCAATCTTTTCCTTTGAAAGTTGTTCGTTTCTTTTTTCGAGTATCGCATTTACAAAAACATTGTATATGTCATCAAGTTCTTTAACAAGTATTTCCTGACCTTCTTTTGTGAGCATGTCAGGTCTCTTGTCTTTCGATGACTGATTAGTAAACGTCATCCGCTTTATACCCATATCGTTATCAGCTTTAGACCTGTCTATTATCTCAGTAGCAACACCTATTGAACCAATGAATGATGTATTTACAACCGATACTATCTTATCAGTAGCAGACGCAAGCCAGTATGAACCAGAGGCAGACATATCATATACAATTGCAAGAGTAGGCTTTTTTACGGATCGTATAGCCTGTGCTGTAATATCTACTCCGCTTACAACTCCACCGCCTGAATTATGCAGATATGCAATAGCCCTCACCATCGGGTCTTTATCTGCTTTTGCTGTCGCTTCTCTGATATACCGATATGTGGTAACCGTCTCGCCAAAGAAGGCAGCACATATATCAACTTTCTGAACAAGCATACCGGCAACAGGTATCATGGCAACGCCATCTTTTATTTCATATAGATTATCAGTGTTGATATTTCCTGATTCATCGACTTCAACATCATAAATCTTGCACTCTTTTATAATCTCTTCTTTTGCAATTTTTACTTGTTCCTCGTTCATAGAATTTCGAGTTTCAATAATAGACTGCTTTGTTTCAAGATATTTATTTACTTGATCTTCACGCATAGCGTAATGAATCTTTACCATCAATCAACCCCCTGAATTATTTCGGCTTGCTTCTCTGGATTCTTGTCAAACCATTCTTTCTCTTGGTCTCCCCATTCATTTATCATGTTATCAAATTCGTTTCCGTGGAGTGAGGCAATATCACTTCGTGTAACAAATGCGTTCTTCACGTTCTTTTCGTTTGCATTTGCTTCCTGAACAGGGTTTATTGCACCCGGTACTGGCCCAAGGTATGAGCCCTGACAGTATGCGTACTGTATCATAGGATTGTCAAAAAACCCCGGTGCTGAAATAAGACCGTTAAGAATAGCATCTTTCAAACATTCTTTGACAACGACATTCATCACATTGCGCTCAAACATTTTCCGCTTGTAGGTGTACGATTTTATGAAGTCGTTAAACGCACCCTTATGCGATGTGTATGAGGTCTCATAGCGTGAAGTTATGACCTGTGCCGGTGTGCCTGTAGCAGCTCCGATGTAGTTCAACATCCACTGTTTGAATTCGCCAAAGTTATTCGATGGAGTTTTCAGGTCGTTAAACTTCATGCTTTCGCCTTTGCGAAATTTATACATATTCCCTGCACCAAGGTTAAAAAAGTTTGCTACCTTTTCAACAAATCCTGATGTATTATCATCGCCCTGAACCTTTGCCTTGTTCCGAGCTGCAAACCCTCTTGTTTGTCGTGCAGGATCGGTTACGTCAGTTTCAAACGAACCGATTAAGATAGACTCGATTATCGCCCTTGCTACGGTTGCATCATGGTGTCGGTCGTCATTTTTTGCAAGGTTTATAATTGCATACGCAAGCGGATTACCTCGTAATTGTCTCGGCTGTTCTTTAATCATGAACTGAAGTAGATTGGCGTTTCCTGCTGAATCATTGAAATCTATGTCTTTCGTATCATATTTCATAATACCGAGTGGTCGCAGCAATTGGTCATGCTTAATGCCGAGTGTGTAGCCGATGTTCTTACTTATCGCTCTTGTGTGGCTCCAATTTATCTGATCACCGCTGAATTCAACCAAGTCTGAAAGCTTTCCACCTTCACGGATGAAGAATAAAAGTGCATCGCCTGTTGTAAGTGCACCACTGAAAAGCGGTATTTGCTTATCGTAGAAATCAAACATATTGAAATAATAGTGAATTATCTGCTGTGCTTCCCTACCCCATTCTTTGGCGTCATCACGTGAAAAGCCTGGTATCATTCGCCACGATGGTTGAGAGCGGAAAAGAAGTCCGTTGCCAATTGCATATTGTGTTTGCTTATCAACGGCAGCTTTTACAGGGCCGTATGTGTGATACAGTGTTGCGGATCGTTCAGACATAAGACCGTATGTATTATAAAACTTTTTGTTTGCATCGGATGATAGCACATTCCAGTTTTTAAGGTCACCGGGTATTTTTTCACCGTTGTATTGTCCCATCGAACCACGTGAGCCGAGTTTGCCATTATTGAATATTATAATACCCATTCTACCACCCTGGACTTACGTTTATTCCGCTTGTGCCTTCAAGGTCGCTAAGTTCTGCCCTGAGTTCTTTCTCTCGTTTAACCAATGAATTGTAATCTGCATTTTTTACCATGCGTTTAGATGAGCCTGAATCGATATCGTACTCTTGACCACCGTATAAAATGGCGTTCTTCGTTTCTTTAATGAGTGCGAGTTCTGAATTTATCTCAGCAATGCGCTCTGTGTCTGTCATCTGTTTTATCTTAACCCCCTATATATAGCGTGTCAAGTGTTATTTATCAACTCATGATAATACAATGACCATCTATCTGGTGTCCATACCTGAACATTACGCAATTCTGCTGCAGCACGTGCATAAATCCACGTATCCAAAACCTCATTACGTTTATAAATTAGTTTCCATCCGTATTTTTTCGGCTCTATTTCTTCCCACCGCTCAGATAAAAACTGCCGAAAGTGGTCATCTTTCACCTCGATCTGTGTGTCACCTGCCATAGCGTACTTTGGAAAATGAATAGCTTTCGGCCCACCGATGAGATTGATGTACCCCATGATCATTTCTTTATATAAGCCAACTGCAATGTTGTATCGTTTGGTTAGTATTGAGTTATTGACTCTCGCCTCTTTTACAAGTGCACTCATCTTCGATTCTTCGACACCCATAACAGCGACAAACCTATCAAGATGAGAGCCGACAAATTCATACACCAATGATGATTTTTCCGTCCAGTCTTTATGACGCTTTCCGCTCCGTGGGTCATATCCTGCATCAACACAAACAGTATCAATGACGACATCCTCACCGGCAATTTTATAAGTCTGCGTGTATACAAATTCCTCAAGACCGATCCATGATGAATCCGACAAGTCCGATGTGTCACCGTAAAATATCTGATAATCAACTGACCACGATTCCATTCCTATTCCGAACCCAACTACATGCAATTCCAATCTGTCACCCTGAACATCAACACCCCCGAACAATATGAGCGGTGCATCATGATACGACTCAATTCCGTCCACTGTTTTGACATTTCCTTGCGGTGGATATCCGTAGCAATATTCATCAGCCCTATCTTTAAGTTCTTGCCATGGCATAGTCTTTCTGACTGACGCCCACGGATTGCCAAGGGTATTGATAGTAAAGTCCTTAAAAGCGAGAACATCTTCACCAAAACCTGTGTCAATGAAATTCTGACACACACGATTCCATGACATGAACATTTCTGGAGACATGAGCCCTGATACATGATACGAAACACGAAGCGGATTTATCGGCTTGACTGTTGGTTTCCACACGCCATTTTCAAGCATCCATTGCTTTTTAGATTCTTTGAACGTCTTTTTGCAGTATTTACAGATATACCTCACGCTATCCTGTATCATGTATTTTGTACCTGTTTCTTTATCTGTTTCAACCGAGAAGGCAAGTCCGTAATCCATGTTCGAAGATTTTAGTTCTAATATCTGTAATTCTCCACAATGAGGACAAGGCACGTAATAATATCGCTGGTCACCGAGTTTGAATGATTTATATATGCGTGAGGATTCCATACGTGACGGTGTAGATATCTCGGCAATCTTATAACCGCCATGAAGTCCATGAGTACGACCTTGAATGATACCAGCAATATCACCCTGACCTTTCAACTCGGCTCCAGCCTCATCCCACTCGTCACAGATTATCAGGTGAAACGTGTTAGATTTAAGATCCCCGATTGAATTATACGATGATATCAATAGTTTAATGTTGCCGGCAAATTCCTTGTACAATGATGTATCACCTGTCTTGCGTTTCATGCGCTGTGACATCGGCTTAATGATAAGGTTTGCATTGTCTATCATGACATCAATATTTGCAGATGAACGAATTTGACCAATGCCTTTTGATGATGTGAGAAAAAGAATAGAGCCTAGTTTATGGTCTATCCATGCTCCCATTGCATTTTCAGCAATCGTCACTGTAGCTGTAGACTGAACAGACTTCATGACAGAAATGTGAGTACAAGGGTCATCTGGATGCAACCGCTCTAATATCTCAACCATGTGTGGAGCGGTAGACCTGCGGAAAGGCCCGGGAAATTCAGTCGTTCCATCAGGTAGATACCTTTTTTCCTCTGCCCAATCTGTAAGCGGTGGAATAAATCCTGTATATGGTAATCGTTCAATTTTCGATGTGATAAGTTTCTTCTGATTTTCTTTAATATATGCGTCAACCCTGGTCATTCACCCAATCCTCAATAGCTTTTTTCTGCTGGTCTTTTACTGTGATAATAAGCTGTTCTGTCTCTTGTTGAATAAGTTCGAGTATGCGTGTCGGCTCATTTTCCGCACAGAGATTCACAATAATCGGTTTCAGCTTTTTAACCATTCGCAACATACCGAGATTTACCTTGTCCATGTATGAGAGAAAAGCGTACTCAGCTAAATTGTATTCGATTAAGTTCATAGCAGCACGTTCAAGTTTCAACCTGTCTATCTCATTTTTATACTCAAGCTGTTCGGCTTTTAATATTTCCTGCTTTGCCTTGGCATACATGCTTTCAGCGTGAATGGTTTCAACGTCAAACGTCTTTTCTTTTTCAGTATGCGTGGTCTTGGATTTGCTATACTCTTTCAGCTTGTCGGAATTGCGAACACCTTTAGATGAAAGAGTCTGTTTTTCGTGTGACCTTCGCTCAAGCATTTCAAGCCAGTCGGGATGGTCTATGTCAATTTTTAATGAACCGTCATCATCATAAAAGTATGCAGGTCTTGCGTCCTGCTTTGATGCTTTTGAAAGATATTGACGTGACGGTGCATTAGGTAATTTGCTAGCTGCTGACTGAGTTTTGAGTGTCACCTAGTTGACCGCCTCCAATAATTCTGGATTTTCGTGGATGTTACCCCTCAATTCATACATGGAGACTATACCGCCGAAAGGTGTGCTATATTGCCAACCACCAAAAACAACGCCCCTATAATCCATACTCACTTTTCCAGTCTCCCATTTTGATTCATAAAATCTTTCACCATCACGATATTCTGGTGTGTAATAAGAGCATATATCTCCCTCAAATATCCTCACACCATTCTTATCTTTGAGACCGGTATATTGGCCGACGGTTTCTGGAATTACCTGATGTATCTCAGTTTCCATAAAATCCCAGCCTGTATCTGTCTCATCCCAATTTGCGTAACTAATTACAAAGCAGTGATAATCGTCTTTGTCTGATTCAACTAAATAGCCGTATCTCCATTTGCCGTTATAATCTTTTCCCCTAAACAATATCTCTCTCATCATTCACCACCTTTTATTATCAGTATGCATAACCATACCGCCTTAACACAGTGGCTATTCTGTCATGGTTATTATTGATATTCTCATTTGATAAATATTCTTTCACAATATTGTACGATTTCTCATTATTCGATATAGTAACCTCAAGAGTTTTTCCGCTTAATACAATATCAGTCGTGACTACTAAACGCTTTTTGAATCCGTCAGTATTTTTCTTGTCTGGTAATTCTCTAACAGCTACTATACTGTCTATGTCTATGAATATTTTTGTGTGGTGGATTTGAGAAAATCCTTCAATGAATGTTTTAGTCCTCATTTTTCAATCTCCTTTACCTCTATGCCTATTGCGTGTTTTGTTTCCGCTCCATTCTCAACTAACGGATTCCAATAATCCTCAACAAAAGTCACGCAAGCGAAATGCTCAGTTTTATTTTCAGGTATTAAAATCAATATGCCTACGCAGTTATCTCTGAATTCTATTTCAGCCTTCATTATTAACCACCCTGAAACTGATTACCCATACCCAAGGATTTGATTCCCATGAGTATCCACGTTTTGCGTTGATGGAGTTCCATAGAGTTTTATATGCACCTAAATAATCATTCCCGACCAATTCAACGTCTTTCGGTATGGCTCCTACAGGATGAACAACATCACTACCTTTTACAATCTTATCAAGTGGAGTTACGCCTTCTGCAATTGCGTCTCGTTGTCTCATATCCTGCAACCGCTCAACTTTGATGTCGGTGATTTCGAGCGTGAGCCGTGAAGCCCAACGGGGCATATAGATAGGTGATTTCCATTTCACGCTTGCATTTTCATATTTCTCTTTATATGCACAAGCTTTTGCCCTATTACATTCTACTGTGGCAAACGCTTCACGCACCCACAGACGATCACCGATTATTCCGTAGGGGCATCGGTTGACCATTTTTTCATTACTGACATCGTTCCATTGTGCCCACCTGTTTCGGTAGTGAAAATCATATCCATTAGTATCAGATTCCCCAAACTCTGTTATCTGTCCGCTACGACGGCAACGCACAGATTTAATCAATCGCCGTGTCTGCGTTTTCCGTCCGTCAAGAATTGCCCTGACTGATTCTGCGCTCATGATAATTGGTCGTTCTTTCATTTGACACCCCACTTTGTCAGAAGTTCGCACACTTGTTGGGCTTTTTCTTCGGTGGAGACGCATGCTACAACAGCCCTGCAATACTGCTCACAACTTATAACCCACTTCTTTAGCTTTAGGTCGTATATCGCAGTCCATCTAACTGCACCAACAATACTCCAATCAGGCTCATAATCAGGGTCAACTAAAAAGCAGGCACGAATGATAGCGTTTGAACGGCGCATGAGGACGGATGCTTTTTCAGCTTGTTCTTTGGTTTGAAATAAAGCGTGGTTTTCTAAGAATTTTTTCACATGTGTGAAACTCCATTCATCAACATCACCATTACCTTGAGTCACCCATACCTTCTCACCCTCCTCTGGCACCCAATCAACACCCCTTTCAAGCCTCTCAATCTCTTGCCCTAATTTCTCGTACTGCTTTTTTAATTC